GTTGGGCATGATTCAGCAACAACATTAAATGAAACATTTGTTCCCATGAAAACAGTTGTTCCTGATGTTGGCGTACCAATTAAAGGGCGATGTATATTTACCGATACACCCGCGCTATCAGCAGTTATTTTATAAACATACCCGCCAACCATAATAAAATCACCCGCTTTAAAATTACCATTAGAAGTTAAAGCAAGTGTTTGGGTATTTGCGGCGGGTGCGCCATTTAAAGTAGCCGCACTAGCAGTTCCGCGCATTTTTACAAACCATTGTAAATTTGTGCTTGCAAAACTAATTTGTTCGGGCAATTGCCTATCTTTGTTATCAATGGTTTGGATAATGTCCCTAACTTGCGGGTAGTAAAGGTAAGCATGAGGTTGGATAGTAAACACCCAAGGCACGGCGTTTAGGTATTGCGCCACGGTGATGTAACCGCTTCGGGCGACCTGTTGTCCAACCATGCGGCGATTGTTTACCGTCATGGATTGTTGAATCGAAAATATTGTTTGGAAACTCATGCCCGACCCCTATTTACCGCCAATGTTTTATTAGCATATTGATTTGCCGCCCATATCGCGTTAGATGACCCGTAGAGGCGTTCTTCAAACGATTTGGTATCAATGGCGTTGATGTAGTTGTTTGTCACGTTGGTAGTGCCTCCCATGCCTTGCATAGCGCCGTTAGGGATAATCGTTCCTGAACCCGATGGCACAAACAGTTCAGGGCCGCGTTCACCAACAATTGAGGCTTTACCAACGGGCGGGCTTCCACCGTCAGCAAAACCCAAACTGCCGCTAAGTTCCATGCCGCCTTTATCATTCATAAAGCCGCCGCCAAACAAACTTTTAAAAATAGAATTTGCCGATGCCTTTAATTGAATGGCAATTAAATCTTGAATGATGCTACGGGCCAAACTCTTAAACGATAGTTTGCCGGTTTTAACAAAGTTATCTAATGCGGAATTCATGTTTGATGTCATTGAATTAAAAGCATCAGTACCTTGTTTTGCTAAGTTGTTTGTATTGTCAATATAAGATGCCATTGCACTTGTAAAACCAAACTCAAATGTTTGTTCGTTTTGCAAGTTAGCCATTTTTAAATTATGTCTATCTTGCTCAAATGCCATTTGTGCTTTGATGGCATCAATGCGGTCATTGTTTGCCTTTGCTTCTTTAGATAACATTTCTTCCGGCATATCGATGTATTCAGGCAACGATTGCAGTTGTGCTTTTAACTTGTCTAATGACTTTTGCGTTTCCAAACTTTCCATGACCATGATTTTTGCAACGCCTGTAAGTGTCGCGCTACCATCCAATCTAATTTTGTTTAACTCAGATTGATTGTCAATTTCGCGTTCTTGAATACTTAGCGCAACCCTTGCATTGTCCAAGCGCAATTTAACTGCATCTTCGGACATCTTGACTAAACCGGAACGGTATTCTTCAAGCCTTACACGTTCTTTTTCATTCAACAAAATTTCATGTTGATATTGCAGTTCTTTTATTTTGTGCCTTGTATTACCAATGATTTGCTTTTCTTGTTCCTTGAGTTTCCCCAATTCCAAGCCAAGCAATATTGGACTATCTTTGTATTGTTTCTGAAGTTCTGCGCGTTTTGCATTTAGTTGTGCAAGTGAATTACTAGATTCAACGCCAACGGCAACAATACTTTTTGTAAAGCTATCCCAAAGTGGAACAGCGTTTAACGCTTGGGCATTAAGGGTTTTAATCTTTTCAGTTTGCAGGGCAATACCCGCGGCGCGTTCTTGAGGCGTTAATTCATCTTTAGCAATTTTGGGGGTAACTGCATTTCTAGGTAAATTACTAACGTCAACAGGGAAATTTTCAGAACCGTCAAGCATATCGTTCTGCTCACGTTCTACCGGCTTTGGTGCATCGCTAGAAGAATCACCTGAATATTTGTGATAAATAATAAAAGATGCACCCATAGCGGCTAACTTTAATGCGAGCATTAAAGGTGAACCACTTGCCATGATGTTAAACGCCGCGCCCGCTACAGTTGCGGCACGCAATGCAATTACAAATTGAGTTACTGCCGCTGTGAAAGTAATTACTCTTGTTGCCACAAAATATGTAGCCATGCCCGCTAATGCGCCTGTAAACTTTTCAACGGATACAACACCCTCTTTTGCAAACGGGCCAATCATGTTAGCAAAAGCAATCATCAAATTATTCATTGATGCTGTTAGCTGATCTTTAACCGCAGATACTTGCTTTATTCCTTTACCGTATTTTTCCCAATTGCCAACGCCGCCTTGAATGAGCGCGTCTACTTCTTGAATGTCCAAGCCCAATCCACTTTTACCCAATTGCTTTCGCATTTCTGAGACACGCGCAGTTGCATCTTCGATTTTGCTTAGTTCATTAACAATACGGCGAATTGCATCTTCAGGTTTTAATTGTTTTATTTCAGAAAATGTGATGCCTAGTTTGCGAAATTGATCTACGCTTTCTTGATTTCCGTCCCTAGCCTTTTCTATGTTTTCAAATAGTTTGCCAATAATTTTTGTTGCGGCTTCACCTGATGCACCGGCTTTTTGTAAAGCATCGCTGAATTGCAAAGCAAAGCCCGTACTGATTCCCATGCCGTTTGCTAAATCTTGAATGCGGTCAGCGAATGCGGCAGTTTGTCCAATGAGCGCCGCAATACTTAAAGAACCAAGGGCAAGTGAGCCGCCAAATTGTTTAAATAAATTGTTTAAATCTTTAACGCCCCCACCTAAATTGTCCATTGCCATTTTTAAGCCAATGGCTTTTTGTTTGGCATCTGCTGTAGCCTTGTCCCATTCAACGGTAACAAGTCCAAGTTTTACGGATAGTGAACCAATGACTGCCATTTTATCGACCTCTTATTTTTGAACGGTCGTATGAGTCCAACCAAATTTTTAGCTGTGAACTCATAATTGAAATTACTTTGTTAATGTTTTGTTCCAAAGCAGGGCGCAAAAATGGATGTGCGCTGTTGTGAGCGTTTCCAAATTCTTGTGAAACAGGAACAGGCTTTTTATTTGCAACAATGGTTTGTAATTTGTTGCGCTTATTGACAATAAATTTATACACGGTGTCATCGCGCAAGGTACTTACCGTGACACGCGCCATGTAAACTTCACCGGCATACATACGGCCCGCTTTATCCCGCGCCATCGGGCGGTGTACTTTTAAATAAATATGTTCTGCCATTTGCCCTGTATTTTTTGGGGCAAGTCGTTGGGCTGTTTCTAAAATAGGACGTGCCGCGTTAGATAGCATTTGCCGCCAAAGTTTGTCAGTTTTACCTTTGCCAACTTCTTCTTTGATGGCATCCAAACGGGCAAACAAATCTTCAAACCCTTCGGCCTTGAAAGCAAGTTCAGCAGACATTATTGAACCTTCCCATATTAAAGTCGGGCGCAGTTGTCATGAACAACAACAGTGCGTTATTTGCTTTATCTTGTGGTGTCGGTTCAAACTCAGGATTTCTATCGTATTCGTTCACCCACGGAAAGATGGATTCGGCTTTATAAGCCGCTGTATTAGGCGCACGGATGTAGTTAAACACCGCGGTAGTTAATGGCGCTATTGCGTCATAAACTGCCTTTCCTCCTAACACTCCGTCCCCGTACATGACGCAAATATCGGTAAAAGTTTCTTCGTCTATTTCGTCAATCGATTCTATCGTATGACCGTTAAATATTAAAGCCGCTTTCACTTGCCGCCTCATTGATGTTCTTAGTTTTTTTTTGCGTCTTGGTATGACGGGCGAATAGCATCATCTATGCGTTTGACAATTTCCCTTATAACCGCTTCAGGGAATTCATCGGCAATTTCTTTGTAGCTTTCATTGACCGGTTCACCTGTTTGGGTTTGTAGTAGGCTAAAAAACAATTCAACTTGTTTTTGCCATAGCGCCGACAGGGTTGCCACATTGCGAACCGATGTACCGTTGACGATAACATCGTTGTCGGTGAAGCGCATCTTTTCGCCATCGGCATTTAATGCTTCTAGGAATCCATCTTCTACGCCCGCCACGGTATCGCGCAAGGGCTTAGACATTTCTTCAAAAAGCTGTTCAACTAGATCAGGGTCAGGCGTTGCCAAACGTGCTGTGATTTCGTCCATTTCCCGCTTAACAGGAATACGAACCTTCAATTCACATTCAGCATCATTGATAGCTACTTTTATTGTTTTAATCCGTGAGGCCGCACGGATAGATTCATAGGACGAACCTAGCTTTGTTGATATTGTCATATTAAATTTTAATTATCTTGTTGTAAATTTCTTGATTGATCTTGAGTGCGTAATCCACCACTTCTTCGGGTGTCATCTTGTCGGCATGGTTCTGCGCGATTTGATGCGACAAAGTGATTGCTGTCATTCGTTGTTGGACAAACCCAAACCAATCCTTTCGGGTTTCAGATTGGGTTGCCAAATAGCCTAGTAGGTCTGAAGTGTCTTTTATTGTTGTTGTCATTTTTTATTCTTCTACTATTTGTGTTGTTTGATTTGTTTGCGTTAACCCTTTCGGGTTGTACTTAGACAAATAAGTTAAAGCCACAAATTCGGCTGTATCGGGGTCGCAATCTGCTAATGCTTCGGCGACCTCATGCGCGTCAACGGGTAAGCGTTGTGCGGCGGCATCTAATGAACCATAGTTGTTCACTAGGAATTCAACGGCATTATTGAGCGTTGACATGATTAGGTGCTTGCAGTCCAACCGTACTGATTGCCACGGGGGTGAATTGTGAAAGTCACCTTGGCTTCAGCACTTGGCGATGGGTCAATCGTCCATTGGCTAACGCGACCGTTAAAGGCGTAGTTAACAATGCCAACACCATCGGTTGCACTTATGACAAAGGTGCGGTCAATCAAACCGCTGTAGGCATCGCCGCGCAACAACAGCAATACGGTATCCGATGGATTCCAAGCGGCTGTAATAGTCATTGATGTAGGCGCAGATTGAACGGGTATCTTGTCAGATTGACGCGAACCGGCTACGCCAAAAGATGCAACAGCATCATCTTGACCAAAGGCGGGGATTGCTTCAACGGGTACTGCATTACCG